TTGCTCAACTCCAATTCAAAGTCTACAAGAGATGCGTCTTGATATCCTTGTACATACAAGTGAACAATAGCAATCTTGGTTAATTCGGAAACAAGGATACGTTGAATACGACCGATAGTGCGAGCAAAACGAACGTCTTCGGCAGCAAGAGTTGCTTTACCAGAAATACTTTCATCATAACCCAAGAATGCCTTTGGAATCTTTAGAGCAGCCATCATCTTGTTACGAACATATTCCAAGTCATCAATACCGGTAAATTCCATACCTGGTAATGTATCAATCTTGGTACCGCTGTCACTGCCACGAACAGGCAGATAAAAGTCTTCTACCATGTTATTCAAATTAAAGCGTAGGTTATAATCACCGGTCTTTTCGTCAATATATGGAACCTTCTTTACTTGAGAAATAATCTTTTGCATCGCTGGATCAATTTCAGACGGAGCAATGTTACCAACATCAATAGAGAAAATACGCTTTTCTGGCGCTCTCATGATACGGTGAATTAACATCGCGTCTTCCATAAGACTTAATTGCTTCCATACACGACGCGCTGGCTCAATCATTGAATTGTGAACAATTAATCCGTTTGAAATAAAATTGGAATTGTTAGATAAAACTTGTATATCAAACGTCTCTTGATCTTCCTCCGATTCAATTTTTGTTATTGGAACCAATATCACAGAGTCATTTTTTAATAAATCATATTTATTTTGTTGGGTTTTACGAGCGCCGTCCAAATAAAAATATATATAATAAGATTTTGTTCTATTACATTTTACACCGCAAATTTCGGTTTCTCCGTCATATCCACGCGATTTTACATTTGAGCATTTGATATTTAATCTATTGAGAAGATGTTTTATATCTTCAACCAGAATTTGATTATTTAGCTCGATAGAATATCGGTTTATATTCCATTTATCCGTAAAAATTGATCCGTCTGCATCAACTAAGCCACGAATAAATGCCAATTGAAGATTTTCATTTAACTCATACACCCAAGCCGGAATTCTTTTTTCGTAAGAATTTCCAATAAATCCATTAATTCTCATGAATTCTGCAAATAGTTTAGAATCGACGTAACGCTGTTCTCCTGAATTATGACGAGCATTGATTATTTTAACATCTTTACCGGTATATTCTGCCAAAATATCTGAATATTTTTTATTTAAATCTTCATATATACCAGCCGCAAAATTTACTCTGTTTACTTCTTTATTTATCCAACCGTCGCCAATCATAAAACCAAAAAATTGAACAAATTTCTCATCTGCAATATCTGGCAACAAATCAATATTATTTTTCCATCCATTGTGATTTTGCTCCGTTATTAATTTTTTATTTAATTTTACCACCTTTGAGTTTTTGTGAGAGTTCGTAGATAATACTAATAAATCTTTAAGAGAAAGTTCTTCGGCTTGTTTATAAACAAAATTGTTATTTTTGAATACCAACACGGGGTGGTTTTTACTACACTCAATTTGATTGTGTTGAGTTGATATTTTAATAATTTCTTTTACACCGGATGAAACTTTGTGAGTTACTTCCGACAATTCAAACTTTTTATGCTCCGTGTTAAATGTCCAAACTTTTTGACCAATTTCAATCTCTGTTATTCTTGCTGCACCATATTCAGTTTCTATATAGTTATTGGCAGTAAGACATTTACCATATGGCAAAAAGTTACTGTCACTTAGCAAACGAAAATGTGCTATTTCAAAGTTTTCATATTCCATACCGCCGCCAGCGCCGTCATGTTGATACTTTACATAATTTAGATTCTTTGGATCACTGCCTTCAACACGAGTAAGTTCATATGGACTGATTGGATGAACCATATACACACCATACTCCGGCGATATTTCCATCCTCAAGAAAAAATCACCATATTTACACATATTACGAGTCCAACTCCACATATTAAATTCAACATTCAAGATGTCATAAAATAGATTGTTTAGAATCTTTTTGATGTTTTCATTCTTGCTGCGAATGGTTAATACTTGACCAAATTCTGATGGAACGAGGCACTCATCTGAGTAAATGTCCAATGCAGATGCAATGATAGGGTCCATGTCCATAACATCATAATCTCTAAACAACTCTAAGCGCGATGCTTGATATGCCATAGACATATCGCGATTGTGTAGATTATATGTTGAACTTCTTAGGCGATTGAAACGGTCGCGCAAACTGTTTCTGTCTGTAGCATACTGAATTTCATCAGTATCAATAATTTTTAGATTTTTTCCGCCCACTGCACGAACAATAACGTCCGTGGAAAACATCTTTTTTAACCGTGTGAATAAGTCTTTTTGTTCAGCCATAAGTAATGTATATATATGAGCGCGTAATATATAAATATTGCATTATACTATTTTTATGGTTATTATGTTTATAATAGCCAAGTTAGGTCTTCTGATTTACCCGGACCTCCACCCGGACCGCCAATATTCATTTTCCAAGGGTTGCTATAAACACCGTATGGATTTGCTCCCGATTTATGTAATGCTACCATATTATTTTTAATCTGCTCATTGGAAGTAGAACCAATTTTTGATATTATAGAACGAGTAACACTGTCGGCATCTTTTCTTAGGCGCAATGCTACATCTCTTACCCACATAGCTATAGCAAACGCCATAACAAGGTCGTCATTATAACCGTCCATAGCCTCGGCTTTAGCAGATGTGCTTCCTGTGCTTTTCCAGATAAATACATTAAGTTCTTCAATCAATCGCTTGCTATGTATGATTGCTTCTTTATTACGAATATAACTTTCAAGCTTTGATATTAGAAGCGGTCTAGATTTATTGGATGTGGTAAAACCTGGCGTCATCTTACTTTCTTGAGCATGTATCTTGTTGGTCATTTGAGTTTCAACATCTACATATTGTAAGTCGGCGGAACTATAAAATAGATTATCATAGTTGGCATCAATAACATCCTGTATAACTGCCCAACCTACATTGGCATTTTCTATAACAAGAAGTGCCATGTTATATTCTGTAGCAAGTGTCATAAGTAATCTAGCATAATCTTTAGTAGATAGCTTACCTTTATATTCGGCAACTTGCTCTAATGTTTCTATGTCTATTATATGACATGCACTAAAATCGCTGGCATCACCTCTAGCAACGTCAGCAACAACCATATAAGAGCGACCGGGTTCTGGATACTTGAATATATAATATTGTTTATCAAATCCTCTTTTTTCTATAGGCTCTATTACATGAGTTTTTGTATACCAATCAAGAACTGGAATATCAACAACTGTGTTACCCGACGTGCTAAATTCACAATCGCATTCTTGTGCTGCACCCTTTTCTCCAGATAACTTTGTTTGCTCATCGCGCCATTTTTGATCGCGTTCTGGGTGTAGATGCCAAGGCAGACTGATACGATTCATATCATTCAATCCTTGCTCAGATTCTGTCCACATCTTATGAAAGAAATTACCTACGCCGTTTGGAGTAGAAAGAATAATAGCCTTGCCGCCGGTACTTAATGTGTATTGAGCAGATAGCCAGATTTCTTCAATACCATCAATAAATGCAGCCTCGTCAATGATTAGTAGAGATAGAGCAGAAGAACGACCAGATGTACCAGCACTAGATGCGGCTTTGATTTCAGAACCATTCTTCAACTTTAGAGACAATCTATTATCTTCAACCGCTGGAACTTTTAGCCAACTTGGAAGATTGTCATTAGCAAAACGAACTTTGGTTACAATCGCCTTGGATGTTTCTTGCGTAATACTCAAACACAATATTTGTTTGTCGCTGTGAAATGTCATTAGCCACATTGAGTAACCAGCTACAAGAGTTGTAATACCCATCTGACGACTCTTGAGAATAATATTTTGATTATGCTTTACGAAGTCTTCAAGAGCAACATCTTGAAATGGATATGTCAAAAATGGAAGAGTGCCGCGAGTAGGATGTTGAATCTTTACATACTTCTTCATAAAGTATATAGGATCTTTGGCACACTTCATATACTCTTCTTTAATTACATCTTTTAAGTTTTTTGTAGTAGACATTTTATGCGTGCCCCATTTCGTCGTATCTTAAATAAAGCGGAGATTTATGATCTATGAAAACAACATCTGGTATATCCTCGTACACATCTTTTCTAAATTGACTGGCGGATATATCTAATATTTTTCCTTCTACGCTTACCCAGTCATGATTAACTTTATATTCATCACCAGAAAACTCGTCACATTCCATATAACTTTCTGCGTTGGGTTCATCTAAAGTGAATTCACCTACTACATGTATAGCATTGATTTTGTATTTACCGAGTTCTTTTACCAAACCTGCGGCCATAATAGCACATCTGCCGGTTGGATCTGGATATTTGCGATTAACTCTATCTGCAATCGCTAACACAATATTATTTTGTGGTAAGAACTTTGTTAATTGCGTCATTGGTCTTTTTTAACTCTTTTTCTGCCGATTTGATTTTCTTTAAGCAGTTTTTAAAATCTTTCTCAATACTCTCGGTTAGTTCTTGTCTAGAAACATTGTCCCATTCTTCAACAAACCCATTTGAATTTACGTATGTAAGAGTCTTGGAAGCATCGCTGGCAAGATATTCTTTACTTTCTTTTAGCTTTTGACGAACATCATTTAAGTAGGATATTTCATTTTCAAGTAGCTTCTTGGTTTCATACAACTTGAATTGACCTTTGATGCGAAGTTGAGTTTCTTCTTCAATCAAGCAATCAAAGCATTTCTTGGTTTTGTAAAACATTTTGCGATCTCTTTTTTTACCCCACCGAATCTCCATACCACAGCAGGTACATTTATCATTGGTTTCTTCACGAATAATGTCCATGACACGAGTAACGGTTTGTGGACCAGATTCTTTTTCTATCCATTGCTTACCGGCAGAGTCTGTCCAAGTTTCACCAACTTTGCGGATAATATATTTGTCTTTATCCCCAGTATATCCTACTTTTACATAGGGACGTTCGCCCGCGAGATATGATTTAATAATTTCTGTATTTTTCATGTTATAACCTTTTGTATATATATGGATGCTCGCTTCATTTATTCTTTGCGAACATTTATTATATAGATATTCCTAAGATAGTTTTAGCAGCTTTTTGAATTGGAGCATATTCAGCCGGTTCCAATCCCGCTTGAGCAAGACCTTCTTTGGCACGCTCTAATGCTTTGACTTGAACATCTTTTGGAAGAGTTTTCATCAAAGTAAGCAAGCCAACATAACTTCTAAAGTTTTCTAGGTCTGTACCAGATGGTTTGCGCTTGAAGATAATTTCAAATACTTTTGATACATTATCTATACGATCTTCCGGTTTTGTATCTGACGGCGAAACGTCTGTATAAACATTTACTTTCGTTCCTTGATAGTCCATATTTTTCGCGACTAATCTATAAGCCTTGCGAATACCAGAGTGACCAGAACCACTCGTATTGAGCGTATATTCGGCGGGAAGTGCATGTGTAGCGTTTGTAGAAACAACACTCTTGCCTTTGGCATCAACAAGTCCTTTTAATTGGCCAGATTCAATTTTAGCAGCATTTGCGTTTGTAACATATACTGCATTTGGTAGTGCTGTTGCGGCTCTTGTTAGACCGCGAAGTAATATAGCACCTGCCAGTCCCTTGATTCCCATAGTCAAATCTTGCCAAGGAGAATCTTTGATAAACTTGTTCCATTCAGAAGGCTTTTCAAATCCTTGTGGATCTAATATCATTTCATCACCTTCAAAGTCAATTTGAACAACTTGTTTAACTGGTGCATAGTACCATAGTGTTACGGTTTGACCAGCCAAGGCGCGTTGACTCTTGGTGCGGCCAACATAATAAAAATTCTTTGATACTTTATTTTTTGGAGTTGGCTTCCATTCTACTTGTCTGTCATCAATACTATCCAAGTATGCTTCCATTGTATCCAGTTTTTGTTTTGGAACAATAACATCAACGTCGCCAAAGCCTGATTTATATTTAGCCAAATCTTTATACTTGGCATCGCCGCTCATTAAGTATTGTGAACTGCCGTTGAATACAAATCCATTTTCAATATATGGATTGTTTTTCTTCCAAAAACCAACCTTGCTGTTTAGCGCATACACCAACTCTTTAACATCGGCTGATACAGAACTGCGAATATCTTTGCCAGATTGGTCTATGATTTTTAACTTGGTTGTTGCTTGGGCTGGTTGACCGTTTACTGTCTTTGGAGTTTTGTCATCTACAGCAGCAACTGATTGACCAGATTCGGTCAATAATGCAATTTCTTCTCTGATTAATTGTTTTGCCAATTCTATGCCAAGATTAGCATCATGTTTTATTTTTTCAATGTTTTTCATAGCTTCCGGTGTTTCTGCTTTTTCTAATTTTTTTGCTGTACTTGCTGATTCCATATTCTTTATGAACGTGTCTAGTACATATTTTACAAATTGTTCGCGTGACTTGAATGTTATTCCACCCTTTGATACAATAATTCCCTTATCAAATGCTCTGTTATTATCAAGCGCTTTACTTAAAGCAACTACAGCTTCACATTTTTTCTTTAGTGACGGATCATTTGCATCCAATCCATAATAGCCTTGTAAAGCAGATGGATTTGCTGTTTGAACCCCAGCAAGCTTGCTATAAAACTTCAATATATCCAAGAACACATGACGTGGGCTAAAGAATATAGGCTTTGCGTTTGTTTTGATTAAAGACGATACAACTTTACCATCTACTGTATTTACATACGGATTGGTGTTTGATCCTAATACAACATTAAGAGCATCTGATAATGCGCTTAATAAAGTTCCTGTAACAAATCCTTTTAGTCCTTTTTCTGGAGTTGTTCTAATTTTTGTCCATTCGGCTGAAACTTTATATGACAAAACTAAATCAACTTGGATATTTTCACCACCAACGTTGAATATTAAATATCCTGTTCCAAAATCTTTATCTTGAAAATTTGGATAGACATAACTTGGTTTATTTTCTTGAATGAATTGGCGAATCTTATCCGAATACTTTTTGTTGGATGCTAGTTGAGATGTTCTGTCATTACTTTCTTCTGGTAATACGATTTGAATATCTATATCACCATACTTTACATCATCTTTTTCCAAATCTTGTTTATAATACATTGCCGAGCCAACTGGCCCGTTTGATTCTATAGGTGGGAGATTTGAATATGCATTAAATTCTGACACAAATTTGTTCATTGCACTTAGTATTGTTTCAACTTTCTTTGGAGTTATAATCGTTGATTGTGTAGAAGTAGATCTCCAACCACCTTCGCTAAACATTTCTTTTTCCATTTCATTTACAACTTCTTCTGCAAAGTTTGCATATGGATTAGTTTCATTTACTTCTGGTTTGTTCTTGATTAGAGTATTCCAAATTTCTTCCTTATCTCTTGTAGATACAGGCGGCAAATATTTTAGGAATGAAGTTTTATCATTGTTCAACAAGAACTCGCGCATCTTTGTACCACTTACATTTACTGTAGCAGTTCTTTCAACGCCAACCTTCTTTATCTTACCCGCCGCTAAAAGAGTTGGATACTTTTTCAAATCTTCATCCTTGAAATTGGTTTCAACGTCATCTTTATCTGAATATAAATTTATATTTGGTACCTTAGCATTATCTTGTACGGTTGTTTGTTCAAGCCAAGCAATTTCATGCATAACAGCACGCACGGGAGAATCAACAAACTTTACTCTAACATTCTTTGGCAATGCTGGAATAAACACATCACTCCATAAACGAACAAAGTCGTCACCCTTTATAGGAAACTCACCCTTTTTTATTCTATCAGACGATGATGTATAAACAACCACAGCATCATTTTCAGACGCTGCCTTTTCTATCAGCTTCCAGTGACCTATATGCAATGGCTTTCCGGCAATTGGAATAAGAGCAAGTGTTTTAGCAGATGAACCAAGCAGTCTGCGCTTGGATATAAGCAATCTAACAGTGTCATGAATGTCGTCTTTGATTTGAACAAGGTTCTTTTTATTACCAGCAATAGATTGAAGAGAGTCAAAAAACTTCTTTAGTTTCTTTTCATTCTTAGCAATATAAAAATTAGAATCTGAGATAACATCTTCTTCAGATTTGCCTTCAGTGCCAACTTCATTAAAAATGT